TATAATTGTCGTTGCATTAGAAGTACCAGAAATACTTATATTACCTCCAGTAATTGTTATAGCATTTAATGTACCATTGACATCTAATGTAAATTGTGGATTTGTAGTACCAATACCTACGTTCCCAATTGTTCCATTTGTTATATTATAATTAACTCTTTTAGACATTACTATTTAACAATAAAATAATTATTTTTACTATTTATTTTATTTTTAACAATACTTGAATTATATATTAATATCATGAAATTTTGATTTTAAAATATCTTTTATTAATTCAATTTCATTTTTATCCTTTTCCATTTCTTTTATTTTCATATGTAAATTTTTTATATATTCTAATAAAATTGCTGTTATATTACCATAAGCGATAGATTTGTAACCAGTAATTGTGTCAGTATATACCAATTCTGGTATTATATCTTCTAAATCTTGTGCACTAAAACCTATATGTTTATTTTTAATATTCTCTTTTTCATTTATTCTATTAAATGATATCGCTTTTAAATTATTTAATTTATTTATTTTGTCTTCGCTTAAATTTATTGGTTCTATATTGGTTTTTAATCTAATATCGGATGTTGCTGTAATATCTCCACTTGCAAAAATATCACCTTCTACATGCAATTTAAAATTAGGCGAAGTTGTTCCGATTCCTATATTCCCTTGAGTAAAAGCAATATTATTATCATATTGTGCCCATGCAGAATCACCACTACCTGTAAATAATATACCATTATTATAAATATCACCTACGAAATTTATATTCCCTTTTACTACTAAATCTTTTTCAAATGTACCTCCACCTACACTATAAAATGAACCATTTTGAGAATTAAGTACTGCATTTGTCGTGTCATTTAATTGTAAAGCATTAGCTATAAATGTACCACTTGTTATAACAAGACCTTCATAATTATTTGTATTTGAAATATAAGTTATAACATATCTTAATGTAGTACTTGTCCAATTTGTTATATTTGACGATGTATATCTTAATTGTCCCATAGATGTTATAGACAATTCTACACCCGATATATCCCCTATACTTGATGTAAATAACGACCATCCAGAATCAGTATAGTTTCCTTCTATGGTTATATTTTCGTATAAATTACCACCAGATGATCTAATTATAGCAACAGATACACTTCCTTGAAAACTTCTTATATTATTTCCGTCAAAAATCAAATTTGTAATATTTGTAGGTGATGATATATTATTAGAACCAGAAAATGTACCAGAAATAGTTTTTGAAATACCAACTCCTAATGATATTGTACTTAAATTGCCATATGAAACATTTCCATATACTACATTTCCAGTAATCAACGATTCTCCTACATATAAACTCTTTGCTATACTTAATCCACCAGATATTATCATTGCACCTGAACTAACATCTATTGCGTCAGTTGTGTTCGTTATTTTTGTTATATTTGTTATTGTAGTTTCATTGTTCGATACTGCAAGTTTAATGTCAGATCCATTTGGTGAAAAATTTATTAAACCAGAATTCATTATCTGAAATTTCAAAGAATTGTTCCCTGTATAAAAATTTAAATGTCCAGTAGAATGATTTCCTGAAATAAAATGTAATTGTCCATAGTTACTACTATCATTTCCATATAATTTTATCAAACTTCCTTCGTCATTTGAAAAAGAATAACTTCCAGATATTCCTATATATCCATTTTTTACATTTGATCCTATAAAACCATTATTCGTTAAAGCTAAATTAGCTGTTAAATTTGTTGTTGTAGCTATACCAATTGCTAATTTTGAACCTATTAAAACATTATTAGAATTATCAGTATTAATATATGTATAACTATTTGAATCATTATTTATATATAAATCATTGCTTTCAGATTTTAAATATACATTATTTGATTCAACTCCTAAAATATCTTTTCGTGCAGTACCATTGGAATTTAACCATCTTATCCATTTAGAATTGTTTATAACAATATTGTCTTTAAAACTATATGATGTATAAGACATTTTTCACTTACTTATTATTAACAAATAAAAAATAATAATGAGCATTTCTTAATTAATTTAAAATTTTAGATTTTTAACTATTAAAATGTCTGAACGTATTTTTGAAATAAAAACTTTAAAAAGCATCATTATCAAATCTGTGTTTGAAACTATCAAACCATATATAAAAGAAACAAATATAATGATAAATAAAGATGGTATAAAAATTTCCACTTTAGATAATTCAAAAGTTTCGTTAACTTATATTAAATTAGACGCTAAAAAATTCGAATCATATTATTGTGAAAAACCAGTTATAATTGGAATAGATACAATAATTTTGTTTAAAACTATTAAATCTGCAAATAGAAGAGAAACAATTACTTTTTATATGAATAAAGACGATGAAGATAAATTAGGAATTGAATTAGCAGATCCTTTTATGGGAAAAGTGAAAGATTATAAAATACCATTATTAGCTTTAGAAGATAAAGTAATAAATATGTCAGATATGGCTTTTGACTATGTTATTAATATGCCATCTGTACAATTTCAACAGATTATTAAAGATATTCATTTATTAGAAGGAAAAATAGTCGAAATGAAAAGTGTAGGAAAACAATTAATTTTTAGTTGCGAAGATGGTTTAGCAGAATTTAAAACTGCTATAAGTGAAATTGATGATAATTTAAATAAAGATCAAAAAGAAATTCTTCAACAAAATGGTGAAGATATTCGTTCTGTTAAATTTGAAAAAAGCAACGATAAAATTGTACAAGGGCGTTTTAAACTAAGTTATTTAATGAATTTTATAAAAGCTTCACATCTTTGTGAAAATATGAATATACTATTATCAAATGATAAACCATTAATTCTTGAATATTTTGTAGCAGATTTAGGAATTATGCGTTTTGTCCAAATGTCACATGTTGATGAATCGTAAATGTAAATAATTGTTTTAAGTAGTTTTAAATTATTTGTTTAAAATTAACTTTTTTAATATTGGTAGAGAACAAAAATGAGTGAACTTTCAAACACTCATAGTAATAATGTCTTAAATGAAATAAAAGATAAAGGTACTTCTTCGTCTTTAAAAAGTAAAAAATCTAAAAATAGTAAATTAGATATAGATTCAGCTGATATTTCTATATCGCAATTAGAATTAATGGCCAATAAAAAAAAATTAAATAAAAAAAGTATTGAAATATCAATACAAAAAACTGCAACTGAATCCGAATCTACTAAAAAAACATCTCTTAAAGAAAATATTCAAAAGAAAGATAATAAAAGAAAAAAGGAATCTGTTTCTTCTATAACTCTATCATCAAGTGCTGATTCAAGAGATCATCGTAAAGAAAAAGCTAAATTTGTAACAAAAGAAAATAGAATAGATAGTATAAGAATAGAAAAAAGCGAATATTTATATAAATTTAATAAATTAAATGCAAATGGCAAATTCAGCTCATTACATTTAGATATGAATAATAGTTTAGATGAAATTAAAAATGAATATGAAAGAATTAAAAACGAAATACAAACTGAACGATCTGTTTCATTTCTTAAACGAATGCTTTTATTAGGTGTACAAGGAATGGAAATGGTAAATACACGTTTTGATCCATTAGGTGTTGATTTAGATGGTTGGAGTGAATCTATGGGATATTCTCTTGAAAATCAAGAATATGACGAAGTTTTAGCAGAATTATATGAAAAATATAAAGGAAGAGGACAAATGTCTCCTGAAATGAAAATGCTTTTTATGATTATAAGTTCAGCAACTATGTTTACAATTACTAAAAAAATAACCAAAATGGAATCATCTAATCCTTTTAAAAATTTTATAAATTCTTTTGTAGGTGGAAATCAAGTCCCTCCACAATATCAACAACATTTTGACGAATACGCACATCAAGATCATCATACAAAGCAAACTATTATGACAGACACATCTGATGAAGGTCCATCTAAAATAAAAGATCCGAATTTAGGAATAAATGAAACAGATGTAGATTTAAATAATATTTTAAAAAGAATGAATGAAAGAAAACAAGAAAAGGAAAAAGAATTACAAAAACAATTAGAAACAGTAAGTTCAGATGATCTATTCAAGAGTATTCCTTTAAGTCAAAATAAAAAAAGAGGAAGACCAAAAAAATCAAATGCCAGTCTTAAGGGTCTTTAATTATATTAATTTAAAAATTTATTAAATCAAAATTTATTTAATTTAATAGATATACATTTATTTTTCTTCCTTTCTTTTTATTCTTTCATCTATAAGTGTAAAAATAGTTTTAGTTACAAAAGCAGTTGTTACAACATTAGGATCAATTCCAAGTAATAAAGCACCATTAAAAATTATGATATAAAAAGATGTAAATAAAAATATATTTTCTGGTGTTGTATCATTTGCTTTTGTGATTTCCAAATATAATAAAGACAATATTATACCTTTGAGTATAACTAATGATAATTCATTAAAATTCATACTTCTTAATACCAATCTTAATATTAATAAAGAAATTTATTAATAACAAATTTATTAATTAAATTATTACAAAATAAGAATAAAAATAATTTATTTGAATATATTAGATTAATGAGCTATTCATATATAAAAAGTGTTTTCCCCAAATTTGAATCTTCAAAAATATATGATGAAAGAATTTATAATAGTTTAAGTACTATGGCTTCTTCTAATATACCTTTTCAACCTTCTGCTATAAATGAACAATTACAAAATTTTACACAGAATTTAGCTCAACAAATTCCATCAACTCAATCTTCTATTCCACCTACAATTAAAGAAGAACCAAAAGAAACAATTGAAAAACAACAAGTATCTGAAAAACCAGAAATTTATTTTAAAGATAATCTTAAATTTTATAATAAACCTATTCCAGAACCATTATTGACTGAATTATATGATCAACAAAAAAAATCAATAGAAGGGTTTTCTAATTGTACTTCTTATACAGATCATGTTTTATCTTGTCAAAAATGTACAACTCTTTTATCTAAACAATTAGGAATAAATAATGATAAAGCAAGATTAGAAGAATTTATGGAACTTGGTTCTTATATAGTATTTGGTATATTTATATTATTAGTATTGGAATCTTTAAAAAAAAAATAATTAAGTTCATATTAACATATTAATTTAAAATTATGTTAATAAGAACGTTATAATTAACATAAATAATGGATGAAAATGATTTATTATTAACAAATCAATTTATTAAAACACCAGAATTATCAGGTGAAGTGCCTCCACAATTTAATGACGAGTTTAAAAATTATTATAAAAAGGAATTGGATAAATCTGAAAGTGAAAAATTAAGACAAAGTTTAGATAGAATTTCTATTAGAAGTCTTCAATTAGACGAAGATACAGATGGAAATAGTTTAATGAATACTAATCGTTTTAATAAATCGGACCGATTAACATCGGATACTAAAAGTATGGAAGTCCAAAGAACAACACGCGAAGTAAAAACTTATGTAAGTGTAGACTCACGAGATAGAACAAAAGCATTATTTTCTAAACCTAATTTTTTTAAAATTTTTTTAGGTAAAACATTTTATAATGTTAGAAGTATACGTTTAGCAAGTATTGAATTTCCAAATACAAATGCAGTTATTAATTCAACAAATAATAAAATTTATTGGAGAAACCAAGAAGATATAGATGAAAATATCATAGATAATGTCACTGGTAATTATCCTATTTATGAAGTAGATCTAAGAATAGGTAGTTATTTAGCAACAACTTTACAAAATGAAATATCAAATACTTTATCTCTAGTTAAACGACAAAATCGAACTGGTGATTATCATTATTTAGTTATTGATTTAGATATAGATACAGATATAGTTACATTTACTTCACTTATTTTACAACAACTAGAAGTCAATCCTATAAGCGTCGTTGCAAATTCAAATAACGTACTTTTAAACATTCCAAATCACGGTTTTGAAATTGGAACACAAATAGAAATTTATCTTTTAGGAACTAAAAGTTTGGCAAGTATTCCATCTACTACATTAAATGGATTTCATAATGCTAATGTTATCTCAGATTCTACTTTACAATTTGAAATAAATATAAAAGCAACAGAAACAGCTATAGGAGGTGGAAATACAGTAAAATTAGGTCAAAAAGCCCCTTTTCAATTGTTATTTGGAGAATATCAAAATACAGTAGCTCCTAATATCGGATTTCCTTTAGAAAATAGTGGAGTAAAAATAAATAATTATATAAAAAACATAGAAAATATTTTTCAAACACAAATTGTAACAAAGACACCTCATAATTTTAGTAATTCTTTTGACTTTGTAGGAAAAACATGTCTTATAAATGGAAGTGGTACTTCTCCAAATATTGATGGAAATCGTGTAATAACAAAAATTATAAATAATACAACTTTATTAATACAAACGACAGCTGATATAATAGGTACAGTTATCAATTCTGGACAAATGACATTTAATAGTATAACTTATGATATTGCTTCTATTTCTCCAGTTCAAATTAGTACTGTTTTAGTTGAAACATTTTCAAATCATAATTTTGATTCTCAACATATTGGAACATCTATTGTTTTTTCTGATACTATCAGTGTACCGAGTTTTGATGGTGAAAATACAATATCTGCTGTTATATCTCCTACTCAATTTATTATTAACGGAACTATTTTAGGAACAAATATAACATCACTAAATTATCCAGTTACAGAAATAGGAACTGGTGGTGTTTTTCCACAAAATCATATTTTGCAAACTACTACTAAAATAATTACCAATATTGTACCAGGTGTTTTTACTCAAATTGTAGTTCCTTCTCATGGTCTTGAAGTTGGTCAATCTATTCGTTTATATAATGTAATCACATCTCCTTCATTATTAACTAGAGGAAGTAGTACATATAAAGTACATAGTATTTTGGATCCAGATACATTTTTAATAGATTTTGAAACAATTAATTTTGACCCAGATCCTATAACAGCAGGACAGGCATATATAGGATTAAATATTGTAACTGTTTCATTCCCTTATCATGGTTTTAATACAATAACAAGTATTACTCAACCAAATATAACATATAATATATCAAGTATTATTAATTATGATAGATCCGGAGATTTAGTATTTGACAGTTATAAAATAACAACCACGACACCTCATTTTGTTGAAACCGGATATACTGTTGTTTTAACAGGAACTGATTCTATACCATCAATCAATAATACATTTATTGTTTTACAAAAATTAAGCTCTACTGAATTCGTTGTCTCCCAAATTTCTAATCAACAATTAACTTCTAATGGTACTTCTGGCATTGTTTCTCCAAAAGTGTTGGAAATCACAACACAATTAACCCATGGATTTTCCAATAATGACAAAGTAAGATTATCTCAAACTAATGCAACTGTTACTGGAGTAGATTCTGTAGATGGAGGTGGTTATATAGTTTCTGTAATATCAGACGACACATTTAGAATACCATTTTTATATACACTAATTACAAATGGTACATCTGGTATTATTGGTTTAAATCACGATTTTTATTTATATGGAAGAAATCAGATAGGTGGTATACCAGATCATATATTATATAATACAAAATATACTGTTAAAGATATTATAGATGAACATACATTTACATTTATATGTAATGAATTTGCAACTTCTTCTGAACAATTAAACACACAAAATATTTACATAAATAGTTTATTTCATGGATTTTCTGGAATCCAAGATAATACAAAAAACAATCTACTAAATAGATCTATCAATTTAGAAGGTGAAAA